GGCACCGTGGCGCTGCCCGGCGCACGCACGCGCAACCAGCTCCTGAACCGGTTGCTGGTTGAGACGGAGCAGGTCGGCTCGGACACATGCGGCGGCTGTGCGTCGTTCGATGGGAAAAACTACTGTCAGGCGCGAGAAGTCCTGGTGCGTGGTAGCGACGCAGCGTGCTTCATGTTCGTGCGCGCTTAGGTGCGCTTGCAGTATCCGTCGTGCATGTCGGTTTTCACCAGAAACAACTCCCACCGCGCCGGATCAATGTGCCGCTCGCCGCGCTCGTATGCGGACCACAGCCGCGCGGACTTCAGGTGCACCAGTGCAGCGGCTTTCGACTGGCTGACCCGCGCGGCGCGCCTGAGGGCCTTCACTTCCTCGCAGCTGGGCGTGGTGATCTTCAATTGCCTTCCATTTTCTGGCGCATCATCTCGCGCAGCGCGTCCTCGCCACGGCCCATCTTGACCAATACCTTCGCCGTGTCGGTTTGATAGCTGCCGCCGCTCGTATAGATCAGCGTCAGCAGCAGCAGTCGGCGGTTCACGTCGTTGAGGTGGCGCAGCGACTTCGCGCACGCGGCCAGCGCGCGCTCGGTGCTGACTTCGTCCGGGTTCGTGCGATACAGCTCGGCCAGCTTCTCGAACGCCTTCATGTTGGCACCGGACGTTTCGAAGTCTTTCAGGATCGTGGCGATCACCTGCTCCCTGTCTTTGAGCATCGCCATGAACAGTTCGTTGTCAGGCAGCATAGGGGTCCCGGAGAGGCCGACGTGCACAGCTTACCGTCATTGCGTTTCTTCCCCGGCCCGAATCGCGGCGGTGCCCGCCTCGGTCAGGAAGAAACACGTCACCGGCCACTCGGTGGCGACCTCGGCGCACACGCAGGTTTCCTCGCTGCAGGGCTCGTACACTTTGCGCTCATCAAGCAGTCCGAGTTCCAGGGCGGTGTCCTGCAGCCACCCGCCGTCCACGTCGTCCGGCAGGCCTTCGTTGCGGTGTTCCTTCAGCACCCTGCCGGCGAAGGCAACAGTGGGCTGTACGCGCCTGAGCGCGGCCTCGGCGCGCAGGGCGCGGTCCAGATGCCGCTGGCTCTCATGGGCCAGCTGCAGGGCGGCGTCGTCGGAGGATTCCTCAAACTCAACGCGTGCACGGCTTTCCTTGGATCGTTTGCTCATAGATGGACTGGGAATGGGGTGGGGTTACTTCGGCGACTGGTGGCGGTCGCAGACGGCGCTGAGTCGCACGGGAAAGCGCCCAATGCCGCAGTGCAGGTTCGTCTGCACGGGCGTCGACTCATACTGGTCCCACGGCCTCGCGCCGGAGACGTGCTTCACGTCGTATTCCAGGTGTCGGCAGTTACGGCACGCATCGGGATAAAGCCGATACCGCTGCGCCGCCCGCGCTTCGGCATGCTGATCGGACCGTTCGGCCGGGCCGGTTGATGTAGCGGGGGTGGTTGGCATCAATTCCCTTGGTTTTCCGTCGAAAATTCTGCTTACCAAGACTAAGTATTAGCGGTAGAGACCAATTGTTCAAGCGGTTTTATGCGCCATAAGCAGATTTTTTCGGCGCTGTCGTGACGCTAGTCTGGCGAGAATCATGGGGGTTTTCATGCCAGACAAAGCCACGGCAACCGCCTTTGACCCTGCCGCGCCAGAGGGCGAGCGGGTCGACGCATTGGCGAGCCTGCAGCGCGAATACATGCCGGGCGCCTCGGACCTGCTGCCGCCTGAGCACGTGCGCCGCATCATCAACGAGGCGGTGCTGCAGTTCGACAGCGATCCGCTGGTCAAGTCGGTGGCCGACAACGTCGTGCCGTTCCCGTCGCTGGCCGCGCGCGAGAAGAAGCGCGGGATGCAGTCGGTGATCCTCGACGAAAATCAGGTGAATGTGCAGGGCGAGTTTTGGGAGCGCCCGTCGATCCTGTCATACGACTCGCTGCGCATGATGGTGAACCAGACGCCAATCCTGAACGGCGTCATCATGACGCGCATCCGGCAGGTGCAGCGCTTTTGCCGCATCGCAGAAAAAGGCAACGACGCACCCGGCTTCGAAATCCGTCACGTCGACCGCATGCACCAGTTGACGAAGGCGGAGACCGAGTCCATCGGCCTGCTGAACCGCTTCATCATGAACAACGGCTGGCAGTTCAAGCCGCGGCTGCGCAAGTCATTGCACCGCGACTCGTTCTCGCAGTTCATGGCGAAGTCCGTACGCGACGCGCTCACGATGGACTCGGCGCCCATCGAGACCGAATGGAAGCGCGACAAGGGCCTCGGCATCGATGGCTTCTATGCGGTCGATGGCGCGACCATCCGGTTGTGCACCGAGCAGGGTTACCGGGGTGACGACGCCATCTACGCGCTGCAGGTAGTGGAAGGGCAGATACGGTCTGCCTACACCCATGACGACCTGATTTATGAGCCGCGTAATCCGCGCACGGACGTGAATGGCGTGGGCTACGGCGTGTCGGAGACCGAGTTGCTGGTCCGGGTGATCACCGGCTACATCAACGCCATGACCTACAACATCCGGGGCTTCGACACGAACTCGATCCCGAAGGGCATGCTGCACCTGACGGGCAACTACGACGACAACGATATCAAGGCCTTCAGGCGCTACTGGAATGCGCTCGTGCAGGGCGTGAACAACTCTTGGGTGCTGCCGGTAATGGTCAGCAGGGACCAGGAGTCGAAGGCCGCATTCGAGAAGTTCGGCGTCGAGTTCAACGAGATGTATTTCGCTAAGTGGATGACGTTCCTCACGTCAGTCATCTGCGCGCTGTACGGCATGTCGCCCTCGGAGATCAATTTCGACAGTTTCTCGGGCGGCAGTACCTCGCCGCTCGCGGGCTCGGACACGGGTGAAAAGCTGGCCGCATCGAAGGATTCCGGCCTGCGGCCACTGCTCGCGCAGTACGAGAACGTCATGAGCGACTTCGTCATCGCCGAGTACTCCGAGGATCTGGTGTTTCGCTGGACCGGCCTGGATCCGGAGGACGCGCAGCAGAAGCAGGAGATGCGCAAGCTTGTGCTCTCGTGGAATGAGATTCGAGCGGAGGAAGGGCATGAAGCCGTTGAGGGTCCGCTTGGCGACGCGCCGGTCGCCAACCCTGCGGCACTACAAGCATGGCTGCAGTTCAATCCACCGCCGCAGCCGCAAGGGCAGGAGGGGGCCGAGCCGGGTGCTCCGGGCATGCCGGGTGCCGACGGCTCGCCGGCCGCTAACGATCCGAACGCGCCGGATGCGGGCGACACGGAGACGACCGACAGCGAGTCCGATGCGGGGGCGGCCGATCCCGGCGGCGGAGAGCCGGATTTTGGCGAGCCGCCAGCGGCCGACTTCGGAAAGGCGTTCGGGCTGCCGCCCGTGTATTCGCTGGAGGACCTGACGTGACGCCCCTTTTCATCAAATCGCTTGTTAAACCCGCGAAAACCGTAACGCCCACCGTCAAGGTCACGAAGGATCCGGACGACGCAGACGCAGAGACGCCGGACACGGGCAAGTTCGCCGGGCTGCTCGCGATGCTGGCCGCGCACAACCCCGAGAACAAATTCGGCCCACACAACGTCGAGAAAGGCCACACAGTGGCTTTCAAGGCCGGAGCCTTTGTCGGCGCAGGCAAAGTGGCGGCCACGGGCAAGGACGGCCTCACAGTGCAGGACGACGACGCCCGCGACCATCGCGTGCACTGGCATGAAGTGACCGGCTGCGCCGGGTCGAAGAAGGGCGGCACGAAGAAAGAGAAGGACGCAAAGGGCCGCGATGCTGCATAAGTCGATGTACCTCGATATCGGCGCGCTGTCCTGTGACTGCACCGATCACACGCTCGAGTCGCTCGCCAAGGCCATATCAGGCGAGGGGGGCGACGGCCCGGACATCTGGGCGTTGCACGAGAGCGCGTTCGTGCGCTCGCTCATCGAACTGTTCTCCTCGCGTGGGCTGCTGCGCCTGGAGAAGGTCAAGGACGAGCTGAACGCGTGGCTTGAGGGCAAGCGTCACGCGCCCGGTAGCGGGGCACCGCCCACTTCTGCGCCGCTCAATCCGGCCCGGCTTGATGCCGACGAACTGGCGCTGGTGCGCATCTACCTTGAGAACATTCCGCCGGCGGAGTTCGGCGCCGCAGACTGGTCGCTGCTGGTCGACTATCTGGTCGGCCGTTACATGCCGTTCGACGCGCTGCAGACCGAGGCCGAGTGGCTCGCGGTCCGCTCCGTGTATATGGGGAAAATCGAGGCGAACGTCGCGCGGCTGTCGGTCACGCAGGCCGATGGTCTGCTCGCGGCACTGCCCACCACATTACCTGCGGCGCGCGCAACCTTCGAGCCATCACCGGTCGTGCAGCATGTGCTCGACTACGGTTATGCGCGCTGCGCAGACAATGTGCAGGCGGTTACCGAGAGCACCCGGCACCGGCTTAAGCGCGTGATCATGGCCCACGAGGAGCAGGTGCAACTCGGCGCGCGGCCTCCGGCGCACGCGTTGCAGACGCAGTTGTTCGACGAGTTCGCCACGCTCAATCGCGACTGGCGTCGCATCGCCGTGACGGAAGTGACGGAAAACGCGAACAACGGCGTGATCGCCTCGCTCAAACCCGGCACGCGCGTGCGGCGCATCGAGCAGTACCGCGGCGCGTGTCCGTTCTGCCGCAAGATCAACGGCACCGTGCTCACGGTGGTGTCGCCCGACAAACGGGACAAGGACTGGGACACGGAAGTCTGGACCGGGAAGAACAACCTCGGCCGCTCGGGCGCGAAGCGCAAGCGCGTCGACGACGAGCTGGTCGAGCGCTCCGACGAGGAGCAGTGGAAGGTGCCCGCTGGCGCAGTCCATCCCCATTGTCGTGGGCTTTGGACCGTGCTCGAAGATGCCCGACCGAGCGACGACCCGAAGTTCGCGACGTGGCTCGACGCTCACTTTGCGAAGCACCGGAAGACGCCCGAAGCGCTCGCGCAGACCTGAAAAATATCTTGCGGCGCGCCCGCTGCCCAAAGTCGTGACGGCATGCTGCGCTCATGAACCGTGACTATGCCCCTTCCGATCAGGCGCTTCTGGACGCGTCACCGAGCTTTATTAGCATCGGTGATCTGTTCAAGGCCACGCCTGCGTCCGAGGGAGGCGAGCGCTTTATCTATCTCGAAGCATCCAACGAAACCCGCGACCTGCAAAACGAGATCGTGCTGCAGAAGGCGCTATCCGACTCAGCCGACTACTACCTGCAGTTCGGCAACGTCGATCTCGAGCATTACTCGCTGATCGGCCGACCCAATCCGAAAACGGGCTTTGTCGGTATTCCCGATTACGAAGACTACGAGATTGGGCGCCCGGTTGACGTGCGGCTGGAAGTTGACCGCACCTTCGTGAAGGCGCGCATCCATGCCGGCAACGGGCCGACCGCCGAGCGCGCGAACCGGTTCTGGTCCTCGATCACCGATCTGAATCCGCCGAAGCGCTGGTTTCCCTCGATCGGCGGTGCCGTGCTCGCGAAGTCGATCGAGATTGATGCCGACACCGGCAACCGCTACCCGGTCATCAATAAGGTGCGCTGGTCGAACATCGGCATGTCGCTCACGCCCGTGAACCCTAACCTGCCGGTCTGCTCAACGGTGCCGTTCGGCGTGCTCGCGAAGTGCTGGGGCGCGCACGGCATCGACATGCGCAAGTCGCTTGAGGCGGGCTATGGCACGGACTCGGCAACCCTCACGGGCGGCAGCGCGGTACGCATGCAGTCGCTTGACGGCGTCGTCATGACCTACGCCGAGTTTCGCGACGCCCTGGCACATGAAATTGGCGCTGGGGCGATTGCCGCAGACGACAAACAGGCAATGGTACGGGAGGCCGGTTCGCGTTTCGGTCTGTCGAATGACGCCGCCGCGCGCTACGTGGAGCGGTTCCTGGACGATCTCAAACGCGGCATCAAGGAGCAAACATGAATTTCGAAGAACTGACGCGCGCTATCGCCGAGGCATCGGTGCTTGCTAAGTCGCTGTCGGCCGCCGACACCACCGACACCAAGAAGATCGCCGCTGCCGCCAAGGATGGCGAGGCGACCGGCGGCGTCAACGGCCCGGGTGATGACGACGAAGACGACGAAACCGGTGGCGAGGGTGGCAAGGGCAAGGGCGGCGGCGATGGCGATGAGGACGATCTCGACGAGGCGCAGCTTGGCAAGTCGTTCCGCCTGACGCTTGAGGACGGCACAGAAATGGAAGCCTTCGACGGATCGCAGATGGTCGAGGCACTGAGCGCGCAGATCAAGGCCACCAAGACCGCGCGCGCGCAGGACAACGAAATGTACATGAAGTCCTTCGGCTCCACGCTCGACCTCGTGAAGTCGCTCACCACAGCGGTGGCCGAGTCGCAGAAGGACATTGAGTCGCTGAAGGCGGAGAACGGGACACTGCAGAAGTCGCTTAAGGCGCTGGGCACGCAGGGTCGAGGGCGCGTGAGCACGGTCACGGTGCTGGACAAGCCCAACGCAACCCCGCGGCAGGAATCGGCACCGACGCGGCCGGAAATCCTCGCCAAGGCAATGTCAGCACTCTCGGCGCGGCGCATCACTGGCGAAGAAGCCACGAGGGTGGAGGCCGCGCTGAACGCTGGCGCGGTTCCGCAGAAAGAGGTTCTTGAACGCATTTTCGCCGCTTGATCGGGGATTGATCGCATCGACGGTATCTTTCGGAGGTTATAAGCATCATGGAATTCCCCCAATACAATACTTCCGGCATGAGCACCGCAGGTGCGATGTCGATGGGTGCGAACGAATTCGAGGAACTGCAGAAGTCCCTCACGGCGGGCTACGAGTCGGATGTCGCCGGGATGCAGGGCGGTTCTGCGATTCGCATCCAGTCGCTCGACCTGAACCTGCAGGCCACCGTGCAGGAGAACGTCCACTTTGCGCTGTTCAATCAGCTGCCCAAGCCAGCCGCCACGGCTGTGCTCGATGAATGGACGGAGCAGTCGAACATCGGCGGCTTCTTCGGCGGCACGTTCAACGCGCAAGACGGCGCGGCGATGGAGACCAACGGCCAGTACACACGTATGGTCGGCAAGGTTAAATATCTGTCGACCTACCGCAAGATCCCGATCGTGCTCGAGCGCCAGAACAATCAGGTCGACGCGGTCGCCATCGAAACCACCAACGGCACGAAGCAGCTGCTCACGGATATCGAGGTGACGCTGTTCGAGGGCGACGACACGGTGACGCCGCTCGCGTTTCCGGGCATCCGTAAGCAGATCGAGAGCCTCGGTTCGACTGATCACGTGATCGACCTGGCGGGCGGTCCGCTGAATCATATCGACCCGATCGCGAAGGCTGCCGAGGTGATTTTCGGCTACGGCAACTTCGGCCGCGCGACCGATATCTATCTGCCGCCGTCGGTGCAGACCGATCTGAACATGGACCTCGATCCGGCTTTCCGGATCATCCTGAACGGCCAGGCCAACGCGACCGTGCGCGGCACGGCAGTGACGGGAGTGCAGACGTCGTACGGGGAAATCAAGACCCGGAATGACGTGTTCATCCGTGACGAAAAGCTTAAAAAGCCTTTCGAATTGCGCAGTCCCATGCACCTGCAAGTCGCTGTGGCGAATGCCGGATTCAAGCCGGCGAGTATCGCTGCGACCCCTGTCGCGGTGGACGTCAACTCGCACTGGGTGACCGGCCAAGACGGTAACTACTTCTACGGCGTGACCGGCATCACGCAGAACGGCGAGTCGCAGATTGTCCTGTCGGCGCAGGCCGCAGTCGTCGTGGGCGGTTCGTTGAGCCTGCTGATCACCGCCTCGGCTTCGCGGTTGGAAACCGGCTATGTGATCTACCGCGGTCGGCGCAACGGCACCAATGCGCTCACGGACATTCGCGAAATGGCGCGCATCCCGGCCAGCGGGGCGGCCACGACCACCTACGTCGACGAGAACGCGGATGTGCCGGGTTCGACCTGCTCGTTCGTGCTGAACATGTCGGCGTCGGACCACGCGATTGCCTGGAGGCAATATTTACCCATGATGAAGATCCCGATGGCAGCCGTTAACAGCCCGATCATCCCGTGGCTGCAGATGATCTGCGGTTACCTGCGGATCTCCAAGCGCAACCAGCACGTCGTGATCAAGAACGTCGTGCCCTCAGGTGCCGTGTGGAAGCCGTTCATCTAAGGGGTGGCAGATGAAGATCCTCTGCAAGCTGCCGAACGCGGCCAGCGTGATTAACGGCGTGAAGTTCTTTGAGCACAAGCTCGGCGTGCTCTCGGAGGAGGTCGAGGAATCGGTCGCCGCCGAGTTCCTGAAGATCGAGGGCTATATCCGCATGCTCCCTCCCAAGGCCGAAGCGGAGGCACCGACTCCCGCTGTCTCCGCCGCTCCGTCTGATGCGGCGGCACCACCGGCTGCGCCGACACCATCGGCACCATCGACGCCGGGTGGCGCGAGCAATTGATATCCGCGCTGTTTCCCGACCAGACCGCAGCGCTCGCTGATCTGCGCGCGCTGTTCGCGCTGGGCGCAGGCCAGTACATCAACATGGGCGCACTGTCCGACGACATGCTATGGGACAAACTGATGGCCGCCGAGGCAGAAGCCGAGCGCGACCTGCGGGTGTTCTTCAATGCGGTTGAGGTGATCCCGGACGACGCGCCGCAGTCGGAGATTGACGCGTTCGAGGCGGCATCCACGCGCTATGCGCTCAGTACCAACTTCGACTATGACCCGCGCATGTTCCGCGGCGAGGAGTGGGGCCTCATGCGCCTGCCGTTCAAGCCGGTGCAGGCGATCCACTCTGTCATTGTTGCGTTCCCGTCGCCATTCCTGCAGAACTTTACTGTCCCCCCCGACTGGGTGCGTCTGGACCGCAAGTACGGCGATCTGCGTCTGGTGCCGACCACCACGGCAGCGGTGTCCCCGGTGGGAGCCTACGCGCTGCAGGTAATGGGCGGAGGCCAGACCTATCCGCAGGCGATCCAGGTCCGGTACCTCTGCGGCCTGATCAACGCGAACGGCACGGTTGCCATCAGCTTCGCGCCGCACTGGAACGACCTGGTCGACGTCGTCAAGCGCATGGCGATGCTGAAGATCATGCGCACCGCGTTCCTGCCGGGCTCGGCATCGATCTCGGCGGACGGCCTGTCGCAGTCGAACAGCTTCGACTACGAGAAGTGGCAGGACGGCATCAACGAGACGCTGTTCGGCCCGAAGGGCTCGAACGGTGGCCTCTATACGTCAATCCATGGCGTGCAACTCGGGGTGATGTAATGCAGTTCAGCCCCGACGCGTTCAATCGCTTCCTCGGTGGTGCTGGAAACATCGGCCAGCAGTACAAGTGGTTCCGATCAGACGCGTGCCCGTGCGTGGACCGGCATTCGGGCATGGGTAAGCCGTCATGTCCGCTGTGTTTCGGTCGCGGTCGGCAGTTTGCGACACCGCTCACGGGCGTGGCCGGTCTGTCCGGCCAGTCGTCGCAGCGTGAGTGGGCGCAGTTCGGTGTCTATGAGCAGGGCGATGTCGTCATGACCATTCCCGAAAACACACCGATCTATGAAATCGGCCAGTACGACCGCATGACGGCCCTTAATGCAACGAATCACTTTTCGCTGCCGCTGGTGAGCGGGGCGGCTTCGACGGAGCGGTTGTTTTTCGCCGTACAGGCCGTCACACGGGTTTTCTGGCTCACGCCCGATGGGTCGGCGGTGGTGGAGGGCGGCATCCCCGTGGTGGCCGCTGACGGCTCGCTCACGTGGCCCAATGGTGGGCAGCCTCCGGTGGGCACGCAGTACACCATCTCAGGCACGAAATTCCTCGACTATTTCTGCTTCGGCAACTTCCCGTCGAACCGGAACATGCAGCAGGGTCTGCGCCTGCCGCGCAAGGTCATCATGCGCGACTTCGACCTGTTCAACCGGTAGACGCACCTTCCTGCCGCATCGCTTCCCCGATCGCCTGGTTGGCGATCGGCTGCAGGTGCTCGGCCACGCCTTTAGCCAGATAAAGGCCCGGTTTTGCGCCGACGACCCATCCCGAGCTGCCTTCCATCATCGTGCGGAAGGTTAGATAACCCGCCGATCCGGTCGATCCTTTCATGCGAACCATGCCCGCATAGCGCTTGCGCACGTCGGGCGCTTCGGCCTGCAGCATCGCGCGCGTGAGGCGGCCACCCCACTGGTAGCTGCTCTGCGACACAAGGTAGTTCATGCCCTTGCCGGTGTACGGGTTACGCCGCGTGAGATCAGTCAGAAACTGCGTCTGGTGCGCCGCCGCGCGCATGCCCTTGGTGGGCGACAGGTGCGTGATCTCACCAGACCGGCGCATGCCTTGTCCGGTCACAGAACTGACCTTCATCTTCTTCGCGAGCGCATAGACGCTCGAGGGCATCGCCGGCGCGAGCGCGGTGTTGCCGGGCGTGTTGTACCGCAATGGAATGACCAGAAACCGTTTGCCTTTCTCGGTGCGCCGGACCTTGGTGCTCGTGTTGAGCATCTGCTTCAGGTCTTTCGGCGGTCGTCCGTTCTCGATCTCGTACGCATATTTGTAATTGCTGACCACCTCGGCGGAAAAGTCCGACAGGTAGCGCACCTTGATCGACTCGATGTATGGGGTTTTCTCGCCGCTCCACAGCTTCGCGTTCTTGACCGCCTCGATCCAGTTCTGCTGCGCTTCCTGCGCAATCGCGCGCACGGTCTGCGCGAGCAGCGGTAACACCGCCTCGTTGACGACCTTTTCGACGTCATTCACTGACGGCAGATCAAGGCTGATGTAGTAGCCGGGCATCGAAAAATCTCCTTTTCCCAAGCATAGCGTTTCGCCGCAGTGCGAGGTCGTGACGCCAGAGTTTATGGCATGACGATTTCGAAGCTCTCGCCGCTGCCGATTGGAAACGCGATCAGGATTTTCCTTGAGCCGCCGCCGTCGGCACTGCTGTGGCGCGTGCTGCGCACAACGCAGACGTCGTTCGTCGACGAGAACGACCCGACTGCGGTCGCGATCTACCAGGGCAACCAGGACAACTACCTTGTTGACGCGACCGGCCTCATCAACGGCGCGCCCTACACCTACGGCGTTTTCTATTTCGAAGGCACCGCCTGGACGGCTGGCGGCACCGCCGTCGCCACGCCCGTCGCCACCTACTTCGACCAGACCACCGACGCACTCACGCTTGTGCGCGAGCGCCTCGACGTCGGCCTGCAGATCGAGATCGCGCGCGGCTCGCTCACCCCGCAGAACGGCGTGATCGCCGTGCTCAATGCGCCTCCTGCGCTGGAGGACACGCGCTTTCCGGTGGTGACGGTTCAGGTGGTGTCGGACGGCAGCGGTGTGCGCGTGATCGGCGAGGTGATTTCAAAGGACGAGGTCGATCCGCTTACCGGCCGCTTCATGGAAGCCGAGGGCTGGCTCGCGCAGGTGCAGCTGTCAATCATCGGCTGGTCCAAGAACGCCGATGAACGCATTGCGCTGCGCAAGGTGATCCGGCGCCTCGTGATCGGCAACTTGGCGGTGTTCGACGCCTCAGGTCTCGACCAGGTTGAGTTTCACCAGACCGACGTCAACGAAATGACCCAGCAGCCGCCGCTCTACGCGTCGGAGGGCACCTTCACGTGCGTCGCCCCGGCGGCCGTGCTGGGCGAGGTCGATCCCGTCATTGAAGTGACCGTCACCGCCACTGCGGTGCCACCGCCATCCCCCGGCGGGATACCGCTTCCACCCGCACCTTGAGGACCTTCGACATGGCAAACGAAACATCAGCGGACACGCCACAGGCATCGGCTCCGACGGCTGCGGCGACAACTGCCGCGCCCCATGAAATGACGCTCGAGCGCTTCGCGATCGAGCTGTCGTTGCGCGACAAGCGCGTTGGCCTAGTGAATGGCTTCGTGTTTGTGGAAAAGCAGGCACGGCACTTCAAGGACGTCGAGTCGGCGTTCCAGGCCCGCTACGACGCGTTTGTCACCACTCCCGTCTGAGGACCGCCGTCATGCCCTATTTCTTTAACGGTCGCCTGTACATCTCGCCGACCACCGTGTCGGCGATCAACGACGACGCGATGAACAACCAGAATCTGTCGGTTGGCAATGTCGCAGCCTTCATCGGGCGTTCAACCGGTGGCGAGCCGAACACGGCCCTCACGTTCGGCAGTCCGGCGCAGGCCAAGGCCGCGCTGATCGGTGGCGAGCTGCTTACCGCTGTGCTGAAAGCGTTCAACCCGAGCAACGAGACGGGTGGCCCGGCATCGGTCGTTGGCGTGCGTGTGAATCCGGCGCTGCCGTCGACGCTCACGCTGCTTGATGCCTCAGCCGCTCCGGTGATCAACGTGCAGTCGGCTGACTTTGGCCTCTACACGAAGCAGATCAACCTCTCGGTCGGGGTCGGCACCGCGCAGGGCCTGAAGGCCACGGTCGCGCTGGGGACTGCGAACTACTCGCAGGACAACCTCTACTCCTCGCCTTTCGAGGTGCAGTACACGGGCAGCGCAGCCACTGCAGTGATGTCGGTCACGAATTCGACCATCACGCTGCAGGCACCCACCGGGACCAATGCCGCCACCATCGACCTGAACGCGTTTCCGACCGTGCAGCAGGTGGTCGACAACATCAACTCGTTCGTGGGCTTCACTGCGGTGGTCAATGGCGGATCCGGCAACGCGCCCACCCTGAACGGACTCGACAACGTTACCGCGCAGGATATCAAGACCGCGCCGTTCAACGTGCCGGCAGTCCTGCAGGCGGTCGCCAACTGGTTAAGCGGCGGTTCTCAGCCGCTGGTTACTGCGACCCGCGTCGCCGGGGCGGGCACCGCGCCTGCGCCGATTCCGGTCACCTACCTGTCGGGTGGTTCGGATGGTGTGACGACCAACGAGCAATGGTCGGATGCACTCACGCTGCTGCAGGGTCAGGCGGTCCAGTGGCTGACGCCGGTTAGCTCGGATCCGGCCATCCACGCGATGACCGACGCACACGTGCAGTTCATGTCGACCATTGGCCGTGCCGAGCGGCGCGCCATCGTCGGCATGCCACTTGGCACCACCGATGCGCTCGCGCTGGCCGAGGCCAAGAACCTGAACAGCGACCGCACCTCGCTCGTGCACATCGGTTACTACGACTTCGACGCAACGGGCGCGCTGTCCGGCCTGCAACTCTATGCGCCGTACCAGTCGGCCGCTGCCGTCGCCGGCGCGTTCTCGGGCATCAGTCCGGGCACGCCGATGACCAACAAGTCGCTGACATTCCGTGGCCTCGAGCGCGACCTGTTGAATCCGACGGACACCGATCCGCTGATCACCGGGGGCGTGCTGTGCATCGAGAACACCCGCACCGGCTACAAGGTCGTCAAGTCGATTTCGACATGGTTGACGAATGCCAATTACGACAAGGTCGAGCAGTCGGTTGGCGCCGCGCTTGATTTCGTCGCGCACAACGTGCGTAACGCGCTTGATGTGCTGCGCGGTGGCAAGAACAACCAGATCACGCTCGCGCGTTCGGTGAGCATCACCGAGTCGCAGCTGCGACAACTTGCGATTCCCGATCCGCAAGGTCCTGGCGTGCTCGCCGGGGACGCGACCAACCCCCCCTACAAGAACATCACCGCCAGCTCGATCGGCGACGCCATCGCCGTGTCGTTCCAGTGCTCACCGGTGCTGCCCGCGAACTACATCGCCGTGACCATCTACGCCGTGCCGTTCACCGGCACGGTGACGGCCTAAGGAGTAGCTGATGCCTATCCAGACCCAGGTCAATCTGAAGACCCGATCAGGTAACCGTTGCATCATCACTTTCGGCGGCCAGCAGGTCGGCCTGCTGCAGTCGGTGCGGATGAACGACGACTATGCGCCGGAGCCCGCCTCGGGTATCGGCGATATCCACGTTCAGGAATACGTGCCGACCATGGCGCGGCACACCCTCAGCGTGCAGACGATGGTGCTTGATGTGGGCGCGCTGATCAACGCAGGTGCGGCGATGCAGAACGGCGACGGCGTGTTGCAGGGACTGGTGTTCGATTTCGAGACCTACTCGAAGGACGACGGCACGCTGCTGCGCAAGTATGTCGGCTGCTCGTACGCGTCGGGAGATCTGGAGATCACGAAGCATGCAATCGTGATGCAGTCCGGCCAGTTCAACGCGCTTGATGTCGTCGGGACTGCGGTATGACGCGCGCCGCAAACGTGAGTGATTTTCACGTCGACGTCGCCGATGTCGGTCGCTTCTGTTTCGCGCGCCGCACGGTGGGCGACGTCTACAAGATCCGCGGTCGCTACAACCAGATCACGGGCGGCTTCTACGACGACGAGGGGCGCATGGCGGACCTCTCGGCGCTGGGCTACGTGACGATCCAGACGCTGCTCGTCGAGGCACCCGAGGGCTTCGATCTTGAGAGCATTGATCCGCTGCTTGATGACGACTACGACCAGAAGGTCCTGAGCATCTTCGCCGCGCTGCGTGAAAAGGAGCTGTCCTTTCGACCGAAGCCGACAGCGCGAGGCAAAGCGGCGGGGCCGGGAGATGGCGCGGACCTACGCGCTGTGGTTCCGGCGGACGTACCGGCTGGCACCGACGGACCCGCGCTATCTGCAGGCAACGGTTGAGGACATCGAGGCCGAGTACTGGGCGTACCACTACGAGGCCAACCCGGTGCAGGAGGAATTCGAGGACGACGAGTTCGATCTCGAGGCCGAGAAGGAACGGATCCGCCTGAACGCCGAGGCCCGTGAAACCACCCAGGCAAACACTGCGCCGCCTGCAACGGGTGACGATGACTGGGAGGAGGTGAAAATTGGCTGAGGTAAAGATCGGCGTTGGCGGCAATCCGGACGCGGCGAAGACTGCCATCGGCCAGATGACCGAGGCGGTCAACAAGCTGGGTAAGGCCGTCGCCGATACCAATAAGGTGCAGTTCAAGCCGGTCGGGATCGAGCAGGCCGAGAAGGATCTCGCCAAACTCAACGGCCAGTTCCAGGAGGCGGTCAAGCGCTCGCGCGCGCTGCGCGAAGCACTGAAAAGCACCGGACAGAATGCGCAGGCGGGCATTCTCAACGTCGACTGGTCGCAGGTCCACCCTGACGAGAAGCAGGCGCAGCGCATCCGCGCGCGCGCCTTCTCGTTATCCACGCGCGGCACGGCCTGGGACCAGACCAACGTCCCGGCGCTCCCACCGATCCCCGCACCTCGCCCGAGTCCAATGGCCCGGGTTGGAGGCGTAATCGGCCGTACTGGTGAAGCGTTCGCCAGCGGCTTTGGCGGCCCTGTCGCACAGATCGGCGGAGAGGCGATTTCCGGCGCGCGCGCAGGTGCGCAGGCGGCAACAGCCGAGGGCGGCGGAGCGTTCATGGGTGGCCTCGGCGGCCTGCTGAAGGGTGTCGGGATCGGCACGGCGGTGTTCGGCGCACTGAAGGCCGGGCAGATGGTGTCCGAAGGCACCGACATGGCGAAGGAGCGCGATCTGACGCTGGACACGCTCAAACGCCAGCTTGGCGATGTGGGCGTGAGCTTCGAGGCGCTCAAGGAGATGTCAGAGTCCCTCGGCCAAGGTCTTGGCATCGACGCGAAAGAGGCCGCGCAACTCGCCGAGCAGTTCACGCAGGCTAGTCACGGTGTCGATCGGCTTCCGGATGCGATCAGCGCGCAGGTGCGCGGTGCCACCGGTTTCTCGCGCGCATACGGCGTGCAGCCCAGTCAGGGCATGGGTTTTTTCGGTGGCATGCAGGCCATGGATTCGCATCGCAACAACAACGAGCTGGCGGTCATGCTCGCCGATGCCATCGAAAGCACGCAGGGTCACGGGTTGCCATCGGATGTGATGCAGGTCGTCCAGTCGCTGGCGGCGGCCACCTCGCGCGCGAGTCTGACCAGCCCGAACATCGCGGGCTTCGCGGGGGCATATGCGGGCCTGGTGAATGAGGGCGTTCCAGGCATGACCCCCGAGAACGCCAGCAATATGCTTGGTCGCGCCAACTCAGCGGTGACGGGCATGGGTGCCGTCGGCGAGGCAGGTCAGAACTTCATTCTGCAAGCGATGAACGAATCGGGGGCGCGGGTTGATCCGTTCGCGGCCCGCGCGTTGGCAGCCGGTGGTCTGTTCTCCACGCCGCACAGTACCTTCGGGCTCGGCACGAAGGAGAGTCCCTATACCGAGTATGGCCAGCAGATGGCCGACGCGGGTTATGACATGAAGAAGCTGCTGGGTCCCAAGCCGGACATGACACTGTTCGAGATGATCCAGGCAAAGGCACAACGCGATTTTAAAGATCCGCAGGCGCGCGCCAACGCGATGCAGAGGCTGCTGAATCAGGTGTCGCCGCAGAATGCGCAGGCGGTGATGGGAATGCCCATCGAGGATGTCGGCAAGCTCGGCCGCGCATTGGCCGCATCCGGCATCGATCCCGCCAAGATCAATCAAAGTGGCCTGCCCATGCTTGAGAAGATCAGCCGGGCACCGTCCAGCGAAGCGCTGACTGGACTCTACGGCGAGATCTCGAAACGCAAGGATGCGGGTGCGCTCACGAAGGAAGAGCGCGACAAGCTGGAGGCGGCGAAGGGCGGCGGTACCGAGGACTTCCGCAAGGCGCTGATGCAGGTGATGTCGGGCAAGGGGCAGGAGGACACGGTTGCGTCAGCCGCACGCGAGAGCGCCGCATCGCTGGACACGCTTCAGACGATGATCGGCGAGCAGCTCATACCGCTGACGACGGATATCCGCGAAGCGATAGTTGGAGTCGCGGGCTATTTCGGTGTGGGTGTCTCCAAGGAGCGCGAGCCGACCGGTAAGGGCAGCGGCTTGTCGGCACAGCAGATTGACGAACTGAAGGGTCGGCGCAAGCAGCTGCATAGCGCCCTTGACCTCGCCGAGCACTATGGTCGTCAGGAGACCATGACGGACGCGAGTGGCCGTGATCTCACACCAGAGGAAACGCGGGCTGCGCGGCAGAATGAAATCGACGAGATAAATCGCAAGCTCACCCCGCCTGCCAAGGATGCAGCTACCGGGGGCGCACCGCCTGCCGGGGACACACTGCCTGCCGATGCGGCAGCGGTGACGGTCCCGCCGAACCAGCTAGGGCGCCTGGCGATGATCAGTGCTGCCGAGAAGAAATACGGTCTGCCTGGTGGCCTCGTGAGGGGCGTGTACGGTACCGAGTCGAGCTTCGGCAGGGATACCGGACCCTCGTCTGCGGGGGCACTAGGCAATTACCAGATGCTGCCGGGCAACCTCGAACACTACAACGTGAAGCTGGGCGACTTCGCCTCTGAGACCGAGGGGGCTGCGCATATGCTCTCGGACCTGTACAAAAGCCATCAGCGCAACCTGCGGGCGACGCTGGCCGACTACGGCGGCTTCAAGACGAAGAGTCCGGACGCGTATATCGGCAAGGTCGTAGCGCGCGGCGGCATGGATGCCGATGCGACGGGCGGGACGCCTGTCGCCGGATTTCATAGCGATCCGAAAATCATCGAACTGCCTCACGAGAAAAATGCTGCGCCGGAACGCGACGCAACGAGCGCCGATGCGACGGGCGGGACGCCTGTCGCCGGATTCGAACCCGATTCGAAGATCATTGAACTGCCTCCGGAGAAAAAGGCTTCGTCGGCGAGCGGTGCACCCGCTGCGGCGCGGGAGGGCGTGCAGGACACCGTCGTGCTCGACATCAACATGAACGTGATTTCGGGTGATGGACAGGGTTCGAAAACCGTCCAGCAGGCGACTACGTCCGTGCCTGTGCCGCGTGGGACCGGCGTGCGGAGGGTGGCGATCACCAACTGACAGACATGCTGATCGACGTCCGCAAACCCATTGTTCAGGTCAAGCTGCACAAGACCGTTGGCCGCACGACGCTTAACGGCTCCGCGCCGGTTTCGGCGCGCTATGCGGGGCAAAGCCGCGAGGTGGATCTCACACCATATCTCGGCGACGGATCGGCGGTGCGCGTGATGAAGTCGGTACATGAACCGGCAGGCGCGTTCTCGGTTAGCCTGCCCGACCAGATCGATCCGGAGGTGCTCGACACGCTCTATGCTGTCATCGAGCCGATGGACATGATCGAGATCCGGATCTCGGCACCGGGCTTTGAAATACTGCAGGATGCTGGCGGATGGCCACCGGTCATGATGCGCGGCTTCGTGTCCGGGGTGCAGCGCATGGAGGGCATGGGTGCCGACGGCAAGCCGATGCGGCAGGTGGTGATCAGCGGCCAGGACTACGGCAAGCTGCTGCAGATCAACCAGATATTTTTCCTGCCTAACGGTCCGGACACGGCGAACCTGATGACCGAGTTGCCGTTCTTCACGAAGTTCGGCGACTTCCACAATAACTATGAGGCAGGTCCTTTTACGCAGGCGCTGTTTGACCGCGTGATCAATCCGTACGTCGCGGCGATGAATTTCCAGACCATGTCGCCGCTGCTGCTGTTCGAGACGGATATCCAGGTGAGTGGCTCGACGGTGTCGCCCTTTGGCACAGGTGCTTGGGACGGCGGCACGCTCTACGAGCTGATCCGTGCCTACGGCGATATCGGACCGTGGAACGAGTTTTTCGTCGAGGACCGCTTTGATGCGCCGTACGCGGTGTACCGGCCTAACCCGTTCATGGATGCGGTCACCCACGAGTTCATCATGCCCGGCCCGACGCTGGCGAAGGTAGGCGTCACCGATATCGACCGCAGCGATGTGATCAGCATGACCTCGGCGCGCTCGGACGCGAATGTCGCGAACTACTTCTGGGTGCCGTCGCACCGGTTCCTGCTGAACTACGACTCCGATGCCAAGTCGCTCGCTTTCCAGTCGGTGCAGACCGAGGAGACGGCGGCGTTCTATGTGCAGGACTACGGGAATGTCGATCCTGTGCTGTATGGCTCGCGCAAGATGGAGGAGCAGACCAACCAGGGCGGCCTCGGGGAAACCAACAACGGCAACGGCACGAAGAATGATCCCGCGCGTCTGGACAACTGGTCGTCGGCAATGGACTGGATGAACCTGCGCCGTCGGCAGCTCTACGAGCAGAACAGGGACAACGTGATTTTCGAGACCGGCTCGATGCGCCTGAAGGGCAACGAGAAAATCCGGGCGGGCACCTATGTGCGCCTCACGCACGGGAACATGCGCTCGTACTACTACGCGGTGAGCGTCACGCACGACTTCACGCCGTTTGGTAACTACTTCACCGAGGTGCAGTTCGAGCGCGGCACGGGTTTCATTGATCGCGTGCAGCGTGCGGCCGGGCAGGACTCGCCGTACTGGGACGAGATGGTGACGCAGCCATGATCCAGAACGGTCTTGATCTCGGTGCTGTGGTGGCGACCTATCCGGAGGGCCAGTCGGTTGATGTGCTGATGACGGACGGCACGCGTCTCGCCAACGTTCAGGTGATGGTCTGGACCGGCTCGTCGAATACCGGTGCGGTGGACCTACCTGACGTCGGTGGTCCGATCGACGACTCGCGCTGGGCGGTGTCCGCGCCATTCGAGCGCTACGTCCGCGGTGTGATCGCGTCGCTGCGTGGCATTCCGGTGTGCATCGGCTTCCTGCTGCCGCAGGTCACGCAGCTCACCTTCAAGCAGAAAAACCGGCGCGTCATGCGGCACGCGTCGGACGTCTATTCGACCATCGATGGCGCAGGCAACCTGGAGGTCTATCACCCGAGCGGGACGTACTGGCGCATTGGTTCCTCGCCGGCGCATGAGGATCTCACGGGCAAGGACTTCGACGGGCTGTGGAAGATCAGCAACAACACGGGGGCGGCGCCGCATGTGCATCTGACGGTCGCCAATGCCGGATCCCCGGTCGCGAGCGTCGATATCGACCCGGGCGGCAATATCGCGCTTCAATGCAACGGGAATCTGGCGGCGACGGTAGGCGGGACGACCACGGTTGTCTCGGCGGGGAACATGACGATGACCGCGCCCAATATCACGCTTAACGGTGCAGTGCTGATCAACGGCACGCTCGCGCAAGGCACCGGTTCTTCGGGCGGTGGCGCGACCATGCAGGGGCCGGTGACGGTCGTCAACGACCTGACGGCGCAAGGTGTGAGCGTGCACGGCCACGAGCACACGGGCGTGCAGAGCGGCGGCAGCAAGACCGGGCCACCGGGCTAACGGTATTTGTCGGCGAGTGCCTTGGGCGCATTGATCATCTCGTCCTCACACTGCGCTTTGGACGCGTAGAACGTCAGCCCTCCTTCGGGCGTGCTGTCGCCATGGCCATACAGCACATCTACGCGCTTCAGGTTGCCGAATGAATCACTGAATTCGCGGGTGGTGGTCTTTTCGCCGAGTCGCCCGAAAAAGTCAAGGATGCGCGCCGGTCCCGGCACTTTCGCGCACCGCCCCGCAGGGACATACGCGTACCACGTTGTCGGCTTTGGCTGGGTGACGTTGGCGACGACGTATTTCACCAGCTCGGTTAAATCGTCCACCGAAGGCATGCCGCCAGTGCCCGGCTTCGGCATGGCTGAAATGGTCATTCCCAGGATGATCGCCAGCAGGCTCCCGGACATTGCGAGTCGATAGGTCTCTTTCTTCATTTTTTCCCCCGCGGATACAGGTCATTTCGTTTTTCTGCGTCAGACGCACATTACTCCAGACGCCCGACGAATAGTGTCGTGACGCGAAGATTAAGCGCATGGCCTCGCTCGCGCTTCCGTCCCTGCAAATCCCGCTGGTCGCGGGCGGTTTTCCGCCGTCCAGCCAGAAGGGCGGCGACCGCCCGATCAGCTTCCTGCTGGTCGACCAGACAACGGACGAAACCTCCAGTTTCAGCCTGACGATCCGGCCCGAGGAACTCACCCGCACCGACGTGTCGCGCCTGACGGTCCAGCAGACGCTCGGGGGTGCCTGGGCGGACGACTTCGGCCATGGCCTCACGACGATCAACATTGCGGGTCATACCGGCTGGCGCGGGGCGGGCGGCTACGACGGCATGCAACTGTTCGGCCTGCTCAAAAAGCAGGTTTTCGACGACTGGCACAACCGGCGCAACGATGCGCGCGCGGCGGGTGTCGACCCCGCAGGCGTGCAGCTGGTGTTCGCCGATGCACTGGATTCGACCACTGACGTGGTCGCACCGATGAATTTCGTGCTGCGCCGCTCCAAGTCGCGGCCCCTGCTGATGCAGTTCCAGATCTCGATGATCTCGCTGGATCTCCCGAAGCCTGCGACGTCGTTCATCGGCGACTTCGACTCGTCGCTGCAGGCGCTTGGACTCGAGTCGCTCAGTAATTCGGTGGGTTCGATCACGATGGCCCAGGACGCGGTCGGCTCATTTACGCCAGCCGGTCTGGTCGCCTCGGTGAAGGACTTCATGAGCACCTCGGTGGCCGCGTTCAACAAGGTCATCTCGGCGATCAATTCGGCCACGGGTGTCGGCCAGATACTCGGCACCGCGCAGGCCCTCGCGCAGTGCGGCCAGAACGCGTTTCACTCGATCATGGCCATCGCGAACCTGCCCGCCAACATCGCCGCGCAGGTGATGGCGGTGGCCGGGTGGTATTCAAACGTGTTCTGTGTGCTGAAGAACGCCATCAATACCCGGCGCATCTTCCCCAACTTTGCGGCGCTGTTCGGCGCGAGCAACTGCTCGTCCACCTCGGGGGGCGGTCCGGCCAGCACCTACATGCTGGCCGGGAAGAATCCGTTTTACGACGTGATCGGCAACGTCGGCCAGCCGCCAATCTCGGTGACCACGCAGGCGCAGATCGCCTTGCAGCGGGTGAATAACACCGACCATGTGCTCTCGCCGATGTCGGGCAGCGTGCTCGCGAGCAACCTGACGACGATCAGTAACGGCGTGGTGGTCGCATGACGACGCCATTCGACACCCCGCTGGTCGGCTATCGCTTCGTGCAGACGCAGTACGGCGACACGCTGCAACAGGTGGCCGCGCGCGAGCTGGGCGACGCCTCGCGCTGGACGCAGATCGTCGCGCTGAACAACCTGCTGCCGCCATACCTTACCGACAATCCGGACGCGGCCACCACGCAGGTCGTGCTCAACGGCAGCTATCTGGTGATTCCGGCCGCGTCGCCGTCGTCGCTGAACCCGGATCCGAACGGCGTATTCGGCACGGACCTGATGCTCACGCCTGATGGGCTGCTCGCGACCGGGCGCGGCGACTTCGCGACGGTGTCCGGCGTCGACAACCTCGCGCAGGCGCTTCGGAACGCGCTCGCCACCGACCAAGGTGAACTGCTGTTTCACGGCGGGTATGGCTCGCTCATCCGGCGCATCTTGGGCACGGTCAACGGGCCGACTGCTGGTCTGCTCGCAGCCGAGTACGCGACGCAGACGGTGGTCGCGGACCCGCGCGTGAAAGAGGTAAAGGGTGCCACCGCGACGATTGCCGCCGACGTGATCTCCGTTGTCGTGCAGGCCGTGCCCGTGACGGGCTCGGCGCTGCCGGTCACGGCCAAGCTGTAGGGGGCGCACGCATGGCTTCCTTCCAGCTGAAAAACTTCGTGAGTATTTCGGCGTCAATCATAAACAGAATGAAGGCGACGCAGACGCAGATCACCGACTTCAATGTCGGCGCGATGGGTCGCACGCTGGTCGAGGCACCGGCCGCCGAAATCGACGAGCTGTACCAGCAGGCGTTCAACTTGGTGAACGCGGCGATTCCGGTATCGGTCTATACGTCGTTCAGCTTCCCGGCGCTGGCCGCGCTCGCCGCGACCGGCCTCGTGCGCGTGGTGATCACCGCGCAGACGGTACCGACGCTGGTTTCCGGCGGCACGCAGTTCCCGGCGACCACCACGTCGACCATCTATGCGTCCAGTTCCGATGTGATCATCGCGGCTGGCAGCACGTTCGCCGACGTGCCGGTGGCTGCCACTACCACCGGGGCCGCGACTAACCTGCCAGCCGGTACGGTGTTCACCATGACGCCGTCGCCCAACGGCTTCATCAGTGCATCAAACCTGTCGGCGTTCGATAACGGCATCGACGCAGAAACCGACCCCGAGCAGGAAATCCGTTTTAACAACTTCATCTCGACGCTGCCCCGCGGCACGGTGCCGGCGCTGAAGTACGGCCTGTCGCTCACGACCGTGACCGATTCCTTGGGCAACGTCACCGAGCGGGTGGTGTTCTCGAGCATCGTCGAGCCGTACGTGACCGATCAGACGCAGCCGATCGCGCTGGTGAACTGCTACATCCACAACGGTATCGGCGGCACGTCGAGCGCGCTGGTCGCGCGGGCTAACCAGATCATCTATGGCTACTACCTCGCCGATGGGACGCCCGTGCCCGGCTGGAAGGCGGCCGGGGTGAATGTGACCATCAACGCTGCCACCGAGGTGCCGCTCGCGGTTACAGGGCACCTTTTCGCATTGGCAGGCTTTGACCAGCCGACGCTATGCACGCTGGCGCAGAGCGCGGTCTTTACCTACCTGCAGAACCTGCCGATCGGCGCGACGGCGCTGTTTGCCGAAATCATCGCACTGGTGATGGGGATCACTGGCGTCGCCAACTTCACGCTGTCCGCACCGACCGGCGACACGACCTCGACAGCCAGCACGAAGATCATGCCCGGCGTCATCTCGATCACCTGACCATGCGGCTCACAAAAAAGCTCCTCGGCTTTCTGAACCGGGTTTTCAACAAGGATCCGCTGCCGTACCTCGCGATCCAGCTTCGCTACGCGGGTGGCATGACCTGGCAGATCGCCGACGGCATGTTCACCACGTCGGTGACCGGGGGTCCGGGCGCGAACCTGACGGTGGATCTGTCGCAGTACACCGTCGGGGAACTGGTCAACTATCTGGCCGCGCAGCCCGGTTACACGGTGCCGTTCGCCGACAACTCGACGCGCGCGGGTCTGTCGGCCCTCGTGCTGCTCGACGGCTCGAACGATATTTCGCTGTCCAACGGTGACCACCTGTACGCCTACGCGAACGTGCTGTGGGCGTACATGGAGGCGAATGCGACCGAGCTGCAGATCGCCGAGGCGCAGATCCAGATTCTCCCGCTCGAAATGAGCACCACCACCGCCGATTCGATCTGGCTCGACAAGCTCGGCGGTTATTACAAGGTGCCCCGCCTGCAGGGCGAGCCGGACTCGACGTATGCGCCGCGCATCATCGCGCAGGTGCTGCGGCCAGCCAGTAACAACGTGGCGCTGGAGGCGGCGATCCAGACGTATACGGGGCAGGGCGCGAAGGTCACCGACGTGGTGCTGCGCGGCGCGAATCCGCCGCTTTACAACGGCAACAGCCACCACGACGGGTCCATCCTGCACAACGCGGTCAACAGCCCGGTCTACGGCCTGTTTGACGTCACCTATGGCTATGACCTCCTCAGTGGTGGCGACCTGACGTCGTTCCAGCAGATCGTGCTCGGCCTAATCGAGAATCTGCGCGCTGCCGGCACGCATTTGCGCTCGATCGCGCTGACCGGATCGGTGCTCACCGACACGCTGACGCCGCCGACCGACGGCGGACCGCTCGCGTTCGGCGTGAGGATGGCCTACACCGACACGCTCACGCCACCGACCGATGCGGTTGCCCCGATGCCGGTGGCGCTCACGGCGTTCGCCGATACGCTCACGAAACCGACCGACGTCGGGTCGATGACGGTCACCTACAACTACCAGTACAACGGGGTGCGCTCGTATAACGGTGTCATCGAGCACCTTGGCGGTCAGGTCCTCTCCGAAACCTTGGTTTAAGCGCTGGTCGTGACGCGACACTGGGCCGGTCCATCCGGAGGGGCTCACGGTGCGCATTCGACTACGAGACAGCCTGCAAAGACTTCCCAGCGGCCTGCTGTCCTACCGCGTCTATCGCCGCGGCGTGCTGGTCGAGGAGGTCCACGATCACAACCTGATCGTCATCGGCTCGCAGGTCACGCACGCGCAGCTGCTGGGCGGCAACGTCACCAACAACAGCGTGACCAAGATGGGCTTCGGCACTAACGGCACCACCGAGGTGTTCGGCAATACCGCGCTCACGGGTGCCTACGTCAACAACGTGGCCGCGCCCACCTACCCGGCATCGAATCAGGTCAGCTTCGGCTTCGCGCTCGGCACCGCCGAGGCGAATGGCATCGCCATTTCCGAGTTCGGGCTGCTCACCACGGGCGGGGTGCTGTATGCGCGCAAAACCCGCGCGCTGCCACTGAACAAGCAGACAGACATAACGCTCCAGGGCACCTGGGTGATCACGTTCTGAATTTCTGCGCGCTCACGCGGCCAGGTCGTGACGCCATGCTGATCTTCGAAATCTTGAGGACAAGCCGTGGCCTTTCAACCTGAAATCCCCTCGTACGATGCCGGCGTCTATCAATTGGAGCTGCTTGATCCTGTACAGGGTGGCGTCGGTGGCGTTTCGAACGCGCCCCTGCTCAATCTCGCGAACCGCACCAAGTGGCTGTACACGCAGCTTGCGCTGGTGACGTCGGGCACGCTGATTCCACCGACGGTCGCACCGCTTAATAGTCCTCCGCTTACCGGTTCGCCTTCGACGCCGACTGCGGCACTCGGCGACAACTCGACCACCATCGCCAACACCGCATTCGTGCAGGGCACCGTCAACGGCATGACGAGTAAGAGCGTCGCCGGGGGCGTCAACGTCACGCTGGCGGCAACGGAGGCGGGTGCCGGAATTCTGCGTTTCACCGGGGCGCTCACGGCAAACATCGCCGTCATCGTGCCTGCGGCCTCGCGTCGGTGGACCGTGCAGAACCAGACCACGGGTGCCTTCACGCTCACGGTCAAGACGGCCGCCGGTACCGGCGTGCCGGTCACGCAGGGGCAAACCAGCGGTGTCTGGTGCGACGGCACGAACGTGATGCTGGCGCAGACCGATTTCATCAGCCCGGGACTCACTGGCTCGCCGACCACGCCGACGCCTCCCGTCGGCGATAGCTCTCTGCTGATCGCGAACACGGCCTTTGTGGGCCAGGCGGCGGACAGCTCCGCAATCGTCTACGCCATCGTTTTCGGGGGCTAACCGTTCATGGCTAATTTCAATAACGCACTCGGCACCCTCGGCACCGCCTCGGCGCCCATCTACACGTCGCCTACCGGTGGCGCAGCCAAGGGTGCCATCGTCACGTCCTGCTCGTTCTGCAACACCACCGCGTCGGGCGTGCCGAAGCTCAACGTCACGCTGACGAGTCTTGCCGGTGCCATCACGAAGTACGTGCTGTTCGGTGCCACGGTGCCGACCAACGGCACGCTCACGCTCAAGCCTGAAGTGCAGCTGATCCTTAAGCCTGGCGACACGCTGAATGCGTGGTCCGATACCGCGACCGCGCTCGACTACGTGCTGTCGGCCACGGAGCTGTGACATGGGGCGCCTCAACTTCAGCGATGTAGTTCCCCTTAACGTGCCGACGCAGGCACAGTTTGATAGTTCGACCAAGGACGCGAACACTGCATTTGTGCAGCGCGCGCTCGGCAGCCTCGCGGGGAGCGATACCGGCTTTAACGCTCTGACGGCAACGGCGACGATCCCGGCTACTGACATCGGGAAACTTATCAATCTGGGTGGTGCTTCTGCGCAGGTAGTCAATTTGCCGACTACAGCCGGACTCCCCGATGGCGCGTCCATCGTGCTTTACAACCAGAACGCGACGATCGGAGGTGCCACCTATACGCTGACTGCGCAGGCCGGGCAGAGCATCGTCGTGTCCTCGGCATTTGCATCCACGCTCGTCCTGAATTCCGGAGACATCGTCACGCTGTCCGTCCTGAGTGGCAACTGGGCCATGTCGTCGGGAGTTTCCGGGGTGGCTCTTTCCCGTCTTTCGTCGTTCGCCTCATCCGTCGCTGTCCCTGGCTATCAGAAGCTGCCGAGCGGGCTGATCGTGCAGTGGGGATCAGGTCAATTCGCTGCCTCCGGCGGCAATACCCAAACAATAACGTTCCCTTTTGTTTTCCCTCACGCCAACTTTATGGGGGTTGCCTCGATGGGGTCGTCATATGGCGCCGGAGGCACGGCTACCCCCGCTGTCCCCACTTTTCTGGTTGTCAGTGCGAGCCAATGTCAAGTTCAGCAGACATCTAGTACCGCCGTGGCGGCGTTTTTCTACTGGATCGCAATCGGATGGTAATCATGAGCCAAACATTCGCACACCTTGACGCCGATCATTTGGTGATGGTGATCTGATGGCCTATCTCGGCAACAGTCCCGCCAACGCGCTATTCAACCTGTCGCCACCTGTCGCGCTCGCGGCAGGGCAGACGGTCGTCCCCATCAACTACACGCCAGGTCGCACGCTGTTCCTGCTGAACGGGGCCGTGCAAACGCTGAACGACGACATCACGGCGACCAACGGCATCAACGTGACGCTCACGCGTGCGGCCGTTATGGGCGACCAGCTGGTCGCGGTCAACTTCGCGAGTTTCAGCGTAGCAGGCGCACTGCCGCTTATCGGCGGCTCGATGGGTGGTCCTATCGCGTTGGCGGGTGGTGATACGGGCGTGACGCCTGCGCAGCTCGACAACAGCACGAAGCTTGCGACCACCGTCGGCGTGAATGCCGTGGGACCGGTGGTTGGGAGTGTGCGCAACGCGAAAATGTCGGTGACGGCTGCGAGCGCATCCGGCACGTTCACCGCCGACGAAATCATTGTCGAGACCGCGCTGGGCGGTGCTCCGATCAGGCTGGCGAACTATAGCCAGACGGTCAACTTGGCGACGACGGGCGTGGGCGGCATGGATACCGGCGCGGCCCCGGCATCGGGCTATGTCGCGCTGTATGCGATCTATAACCCGACCACTCAGACTAGCGCGCTTCTAGCGCGGAACGCGGCGACGCTTCAGGGCAACGTGTACGGCGGCGCAAATATGCCGTCTGGTTACACGGCATCCGCGTTAGTTGGAGTGTGGCCTACAAACGCGAGTTCGCAGTTTATAGTTGGCGTTCAAATCGACCGCCGTTTGTCTTTTGCGATCAATACCATATTCGGCAATACAACTCAGCACGCGACGTTTACTTCGCTCTCAATCGCTGGGGCGGTACCGTTGAATGCAAAAAGAGTATGGGGATCTACAAATATCCAGAACACGCCGGCGACGCAGGTAACCGTAGGAATGAGTACCGCCGCTGATGCCAACGGATCAGGCCAGCAGTTCAATCAAACGGCTCTTTCTGGTGGTCAGATAGTTCAAAACTACCAGAACGACATTCTTACCCCGCAAACGCTTTTCTATGTTGCTTTTTCAAATCCCGTTACCGCTGTGACTTTTAACCTGTACGTCACTGGGTATGAGATCTGATGGCAATAATTAATCTTCTCCTGATCGCACCTGATTTCATTGGAGTTCAATAATGAGCCGATCATCCATTCTCGCCGCACTCGCTTCGTGGCTGACGCCGGATGGGGCGGGGAATGTTTTGGCGAACCAGTCGCCGGCGCAGTTTGATAACTCGCTGAGGCTGGCGACGATGGCAGCGCTGAAGGTTGCGGGTAATCAAGCATCGGGTATCACTCCGTTTAATGCCAATACC